CCAAAGACTGAAAGAGATTCTTCGTTGACTTCTTTAACAACCTCAGAGTAGCTCATTGAGCTAACTCTCAGTTCGTTAAGTCGTACTTCCGAATTTTCACCGTCAAGTACAACACCTCTGACTTTCCTTGAATTTCCAGATGTGTTTGCTATTCGTACGGCTTTTTCGTTGATGCACGCAATGCAATGTTGCATTTGAGGACTTAATAAGTTCTCAAGATGTGGCGGTGTGGTAATTCCACGTCCTCCATATATCTGCGGTACATACGATCGATAATCCTTTAGGTAGGATGTTGGAAACCAACGTCCTAGGCCTAACTTCTGTAGTAATACTACTGAGTAGACCCAATGCAGATCTGCCTTTTGCCAAGATAATATCTCGGTAAGGGCTTTTGCCTTGCCTGGAAAAGGATTTGTTTCTTCGAACACTTCCGGTCCGGTTTTCCGTCTATCTGACAGAAATCGTATTGGAATGTGATCGATTTTGAACTTCGGGAGCTGTACACCGGCTTTTGCTAATGCGTCCTGTGGGCGGATTGCATAGCGCGGTCCAGGTCTCGGTAGTAGTAAGAAATCTTGGCAGTAATGTGCTCCAACTTTGGAGATACAATACTTATCCCATGATATTACCCCTGACCAGGCTTCCAATACTTTTGGAATCTGCGAGAGGTAGCCAAATTTCCCAACACCAATGTGGTCATCTCCAGCGCACGCATATATGTGGCGTTTTCGACGACTTATTTGGTAATCTCGTAAGCTCGGATGGATCGTTAGAGTACTTGCTCTAGCCGATCTTTCCGCAGCGATAGAGAATAAGGATAACATCATTTTTGTAAGAGGTTCTCCCATGAGAAGACCCCTTTTAGTGATGAATCCCGAATAAGTATCTCCTTTGTAGACGATTTCACCTTTGGTGAAGCCTTCTTCTAAAGAATACTTTCGAAAAGTCTTAACGTTCCGTACAATTCCTTTCTTCATGAAAGAAGAGGGATTGTCTAGTAGTAATCTAGCGGAAGCATTAAGCTCAATTGCAGCATCTAAGTATTTCCTTTCAGGTCCGGTAATACCGACCCCATCTAGGAAACTCTTCATTGCTATTACGCCCATGTCATGTTCCAAATAATCTGTCGCAGCCGTCAGATCAGATGTAGAAATGCATTCGGCGTCAAGGATGTTCCACCGGTCACAATGACGGCCCCAGCTGGCCTCAAAGTTCCATGCGTGGTCTGATCCTTTTAGTCCTACACGACATCCAGGTATTCGTAACATTACGTCCTTGATGAAATGTGAGGCTGGTGATAAGAATAAGTTGACCCAAATCAATGATTTGGTTGCTACTCTAGACTTAACACCTGGTTCGGATATTGGGACAGCTTCAACAGGCAATGCCTTTCGAGTTTTGTTCCATTCTTCGAACTCTATGGATGCCCAGAGGAAGAGCAGTTGGCCGAATCGGCTATCTATTCCTGCTCTGGTTTCCATCACCTTAGTACCGTCAAAGAACCGGATAAAATCCTGTTCTTTGAACTGGTTATCAGGTAGAGGTTCTTCAAGGTATGCAATTTTCCAGATAGGCAAGTTCCTATAATGGTCTTTGCAAATCATATTACCCAATGGGTCGTATGTTCCTATTAGCTCCTTTTCCAAACGTTCTATTGCCTTGTTAAGGTTAATTAGACCGATTTGGTATGCGTCGCGTTTAACAGTTCCGTCGGGGACGAATTCCGTAAATTCGGGATATTCCACGAATAGCGGGATTGCTGCAATGCTTTGCGCGTTAGTAATTTCGTCGAAGGTGAAAGTATCAAGTTCCAACTGGAATCCAGTAGCTTGACTTAGACCTTGGATGATCTTACGATCTAGTTCGTAATCCCCGTAGATGTAGTAATCTTGACGGGTCGAAGTGAGTACAGATACACCCCATGGGTTGATTTCTTGCGTCACTTTACGAATTGACATTTTGGATTTAACACTTTTATCAATGTTCTGGAGCAATGCTCGGAGATTATTGAGTCGGTGATTTTCCTTAATGGTTAAAGAGAAGAAGTCTGATACAGGGAGCTCAATGAACTTCTTGTATTCAGTCCATAGAAGGGCTAATTTCCCTCCTTTTCTTCTTGTAAATTCAATGCATCCGGAATTGGACAAGGATAAATGTCCTTGTACGGGTAATCTGAACCCCTTGGATTCAGTTAACTCGCTTCCAACAATGTATGCAGCTGAACTTATTGAATCGTATGCCGGTTTCGACGCCACCCAATCGGTGCGTATTCCGCATAATCGATTCTTTAATCCCACAAGTTCTGATATTACCTCTGACCTACTTGGTCCAGGTAAGAACCGACTTTGTGTTAAATGTGCAACAAACCACATTGCTTCCCTGTCAGGCATTTGCTTGAACAGATCTATCTTGAGATGTAGGAGCAATGTGACAATTTGTTTTGCAACATCCCACTTCGAAACAATATCTTCGAGCTGACCCCTTGGGTTAGTCTGAAGTTGATTCTTAAGTAAGTGGTTTCCGAGTGCCGTTGTAAGCTTCTTATAGGACTTTCCTAAAGTAGTTATCGACGGACATTCGTATACCTTCTTAAATAGAAACCGACGAAAAGTGTCCCACTCCTTGAGTTGAAGCACTTTGAACCGGCTTGCAATTAGAAGGCTAAACTGTATACCTAGAAACGTAGCTTCTCTCCTTGAGATAAGCCCTCGATTCAGGTCACTAGTTACCCTAGTACGACCAGCTTGATTGAGTCCAATGGGCTCACCATTTTGATCTGTGCTAGGTCCAAAAGCTTTTCCCAACCACTCACGGCGAACACGTTTCCCTTGAGCGTTGGCAGCTTTGAAGGTTAAGGATTGAAAAGACTTTCCGGTATTGACTAATAGTCGGTTACCAGCAAGACTTACAAGTCCTTTCCCTAACTGATAGATTCTTTTGACTAATGCCTCACATTGTGATGCTCCGTCGTTAAGATCATCAGATATTCCCAGTGCGAATTCCCCGTCAGTGACACAGTCTGATGGCGGGACAATGCATGGGTCCTCGAGATTAGCAGTCGATGCTGCCACGAGCAAAAGCTCTACTGCGATTCTCCTTACACTACCATCCATACAAGCGCGTCACTGACGGG